ATTCAACCTGCTTGTCATATAGTTATAGAGGAGTTTAAAACTTTATGAAATGTTGGCATTGTAAACACGAAGTTATATGGGGTGGCGACCACGATTTTGAAGATTATGATTACGAAGGAGAAGGTATAGTTAGTAATTTTCATTGTCCAAATTGTGAAGCCGAATATGAATGTAGGTATAAAATAAAATGAAATTCGCAGGTAAAATTATAAATGGTAAATTAACACTTGATGATAATCTTGGATTTAAGGACTACTTATATCTAATTGAGGGTGATGTTCACTTAGAGATAAAACCTGCCGAAAAGGTGCGTTCTCCGCAACAAAATGCTTATTATAGGGTTATAATTAGGATATTATCTAAAGAATTAGGTTATACTGAACAAGAAATGCACGAAACTATCAAAGAAAAGTATGATATTGAATCTACTAAACAATTATCTATGGAAGAATTTACTGAACTCATTGAAACTATAAAAAGATGGGCAGTAATAGATATGGGTATTGTTCTTCCTAACGCTAAGCAACCTCATCAATAGTAATACTCAAACTATAAACATTGTGAGCTACTTGCTTTACATTTAAAGTTTTTTCTTTAAATATACATATTGCAAATTGGTCGGGATTATTATTAGTATTATCAGGTTGAAATAAAAATGGTAAAGTGCCACCTAAAGTGCAATTCCAAACAAAATTAAAACTACTATCTTCAAGCATAGGGTTATAATTTTTTGAAACATCCTTTCCATTATCTTGAGGTACATTCGTATTTGTTGTTGAGTCAAAACCTGTTGCTTGAGGAGCAAATGGTGCGTGACTTGAACTTTCATAGGCAGACCACATATTATCTTCACTTATATATGAAAATGTTAATTTCCAGCTTCTCAAACCTTTTCTACCTAAACCACTTTTTGCTCTTTGATTATATGAAGTTGTGTCAGTAATAGATGAAGACGTGTCTAGTTCAAATGGTGGATATTTATAAACATCTGAATCAGTCCTGTGCATAGTCCACTCTGTTGGTCCGTCATAATATATATTGGCTAATACTTTTCCACCAGATGTTTTTTGTTTTTTAATTCCATCAAATCTTCTTTCCATTGTAAGGTTTAAATCAGGATTATGTGGAGCGTCCCAATATTTACCTACCATAAAAGAACCAATTTGAAATAATGAAGAAGGTGTTGTTGAGCCTTGATAAATGTGGAAAGTATTCCAATAATCTACTATTTCATCAAAAGTAAAAATAGATGTTCCGTTCCAATTTGCTTTTAAATGGTTATCAGAACTACCATTTGATAAATTTAAAACTTCACCATTTTCAGGTATATTTATTAATGTTTGAGGTACAAATGGGTCTCCATCCTCATCTATTTCGGTATTAGTTTTTCCTATAAAAACAAATTCACCTTTGTCTGCTAAATTATGATTTAATAAACCACAAAAATTAATTGGAAAAGCTGTTTTTGCTAGACCGTCTGTACTTTCAGGAGCACCAATAATACCAATACCTAAAGCTGAACCATTTTCATCGCTAGTTATTGTATGTGGAGAAGATGCGTTTGCGTAAAGTAATTTTATTCCACCGTGAAAATCATAACCACTATACCCCCACCTAGTGTCTCCTGTGGCGTGTAAAAATGTAGGTATATCTACATAAAATCTTGGCGTTTTAACTTGTTTTCCCATTAATATCCTCCTGAACCTCCTGAACTACCTGAACCACCTGAACTACTACCACCTGTTGTGTATGTTGGTGTTTCAGTTGTTGCTCTGCGTCTAGTTTTAATTTTTGTTTTATCTACCTTTGGTAAATCATAATCAGGTAAATTATAAGTTGTATTTTTAACCTTTCCAAATGATTTATTTTCTTTATAACTTTCCCAAGTAGAAGTATCAACACTTATATCAAATTCTTGGTTATTCCAAGTAGAATAATCTTCTTCTATTATTTCGCTTAATCTTTCACCTTTTTCGTTTGAAATAATTGCAGAAAGAATTGTTATATTACCTATATAACTAAATAATTTTTGACTTTTTATTGGTGTATTTGTCATAGTAAACATTATAATCCTGTTATTATTACCTTGAAGAATCCAATTATCTGGAAGCTCTGGGGTTATTTCTGCTTTTCCTTTAAAACCTAATTGTATACCCATAATATTTTCGTTTGTATTTATATAGCAACCACCATTTTCTAATTTTATATACGCTTCTTGTAGTATCCTGTTTTTGGTTTTATTTTTTCTTGGTTTAAATTGAGCTGTTTTCATTATCCACCTCCCGCAAGAATAAGGTTAACAGTTGCTACAACATCAAGAACATTAATAGTTCCGTCATCATTAAAATCAGCAGCTTCTAAAGCGTCTCCTGTTAAATTTGCTCCACCACTTAATATATGTTGGACTATTAATACAACATCAAGAATATTAATGGTTCCGTCACCGTTTACATCACCTAAAATTACGCTACTTTCATCAAAATATGTTTGGGTAAAATAAATATTTTCATCTCCAACATAATAATTTGGGTCTTCAGGATTATCAGGAAAACTTCCTGTATCAGCTCTATATAAAGATAATTGAAATACTATACCAGAGTGTAAGTAAGGCAAATTATAATCACAACTTATTTGTATATTGCTTAACTGTCCAGAAGCATTAGTATTTAACTGTACATTTAAATATTCAGAAGAATTAATATCTCCTAGTAAAACAGGGTCATCTTCTGTAGTTACTCTAGGAACAATTTTGCACATTTCTTGAGTTTGCCCGAACTCTCCACAATATTGATATTCTTCAGGGTTATCTATAACAAATAAAGCGTAACTTGGTGTTTGAGTAGCAACAACACTTGCAAATATAGGATTTAAATATTGTAGATTATCATTTCCATTTATCCATCCTAAAAATTCTAATTCAAAAATAGGTTCATCAGGTTCTATTTCTTCATCTACAATAACTTCTTCATCATAATCTCCGCTATCTTGCCAATCTTCTATTTCAAAATTGCCAACAGTACCACCAACATCTTCAGAATCTTCATCCCAACCATCAAAAAATCCATACTCTCCACGATGCACTTGAACAGCTTCAAGAGATATTTTATCTAAAGATTTATTTAAACTTGTAATAAAAAAATATTTATAAGCTAATTGACCATTTTTGTTTGTATGTTTTGTATAATCATACCCAAAAGCTAATTTACCACCTACAAGTTCATTAAATTCAATATAGTCCCCTACTTCTAAATTCATATAACTAACAGGCAAATCTAATTTAACTATTAAATGTTGATTGGCGTACCAATTTAAAAGTTTTTTTTGTAATTTTTTTGCCGTACTTTCATCTCTTATGTATTTTGTTTCCACTTCAAGTTTAGCATCTACATCTTTTAAACCGTAATAATTTACATCATACCAATATTCTGGATTATTAGGATATTGGTCTCTAGTAATATTATCAAAAGTATAAATATCAGGCTCTCCTTCTTTAATTAAATATCCAGTTTGATTTTTAAACTCGCTACTAGCATATTCAAAATTGTATTTTATATTAATACTATTTTTAATGTCATCTAATTTTGTTAATGAAAAAGAACACTTTAAGATGTTTTCATTATTAATAATTATTTTATTTTCAATTTCATCGTTTAATGTTTGATGAATATTTGTTATTTTAAATTCACCTTTAGAATTATATATAGGCATAAATAATGAAGCTTTAAATAAATCTTCTATAACATCTTTGGCTTCTTCTTGTTCACTTAATGTAAATGAATATAACCAAGGGTCTGTTTCTTGTGATAAATTTATATTACCTTCATATTCAAGTTCGTCTGTTACAATATCTTTAAATATACTTTGTATATCTGTAATTACGGGGTGACTAGGAACAATTACATAACCATTGTCGCAATCTCCAAGATTTTCAGAATTAATTTTTATCTTCCAATCGTTAATAACTGCACTTACACTATATTCTCCTTTATAAGTATCGTCTGACTTGTATATTTCAAATGTGTTTCCTGCATTTAAATTATGAGGTTCTAAAAATTCTACTACAGAATACCAAAAAACACCCTCCAACCCATAATGAGTAGCACTACCTAGTTGCATCGGTTCATTTATTATATATTCTTCATTAGTTCTACCAACAACATCTGCATAAAACTCTTTATCTAAAGGATTTTCTATAACAGCATCATTTAATAAATAAAAGTTATACATCTGAGTAGCAACATATTGTCTGTCATTACCTTTTGATTGACCCTGTTTAGGAAATTGTTCTATACCAAAATTAATATGGTCACTATATGTTGTATTGTTAAACAATGACAACTCTTTATATCCTCCTTCTATTTTCAGAGAACCTTCAGTATTAGATTGTGAGTCGTAACTTTCACTTGACCATTCGTCTCCAAAATCGTCATAATCATTAAAAGGTAAATATGAAAAAAAACTGCCAGATTTAAGGTTAGTTATGTTTGTTGATAAATTTCCCGAATAAACAGGAACAGAGTCACCTATCCATATAGAAGAACAAGCAACTGCTTGATGCCCATCACCGTAATCTCCTGTCATACCACTAAAACAATGAGCTGAAGAATCAAAAATAATTTTACTAGAACAAGGAAAACTTCCTACATTATCCTCAAATATAAACCTTACATAAGCCATACCTGATTTATTGTCACCAGAAATTCTACTCCCATCTGCATTTCTTCCACAAATATATATACCAGATTTTAAATCTCCATTTTGTAATCTATCAACAGGAAAAAGCCCTATATTTGTATTTGTTTTCCAGTTTTCATCTACAGCTCCATTTGCGTGACCATTTGTATTTTCATTGCAAACGGTTGGCTCCCACATACTTGCATCACCATAATCCCAATTATTTTCATAAAAAGTACGGTCCATATTTTCATTTTCTTTCCAAGGTATGAAATACATATTACTATCACTTAACTGAGATTCGTTCCCTTCGTAATTATCAAATCCATATATTCTATTAACAGCATTCATATCATCACCATTATTAGAGTCACAATAAGTATAACACTCAACTTTTTTAATAGGTCTATATATTCTTGTTGGTATACCTTGAATATCATCAGAATTAATTAAAGCACCTTCTAAAAATCTTATAGAAGCAGAAGTTGTAGAACCGTCTGTTTGTTCAAATTGATAAACAAGTCCACCTATATCTTCTGATGTAATTTTTGTATAACCAGATTCTTCGGGGTCTGTAATTCCATTTACATAAAATGTCCAACCTTCTACATTCATATTTTGTGGTATAGGTAAAAAATCATTTTCATATACAGATAAAGTTCCAGCAGATTTAATATAATTTGAAGTAACTAAAAAATGATTTGCATTAATAAAATCATTACTGTAATTGTTTTCATTTGGAGCTTCCCATAAACCTTTAATATTTTTACCTATTTTATCAATATGAAATTTAGCTAAATCTTCTCTTAATTCTCCCATATCGTCTCTACCTGCCGCTTTTGGTATAACAGGACTTTTGTCTACATATCCATAAACCATAGGAAAAGGTTTTCCTATATCGTCTTCTCTGTAATATTGAATATCTTCTATTGTAGAAACTGGTATTTTTGTAGATAATTTTTGTTGTGTTAAATCTTCTAAAACTAAATTAACAGATTCAGTATCTTGATTATATCGCCTTATTGTACCAGTATAAGTTAATAAACAGTCCGACAAATCATCAATACCGTTAGAAGAATAATATATTTGGCATACAGAATTTAAATAATCTAACATACTGTCACTAAACATTTTGCCATTATAATTTGAATTTGATATTTTTAATGAAACAGAAGATATTGTATATTTGTTATTTATAATATCAGCTTTTGAATTTATTGATGGTAAAGACATAAGGATTGGGTCATAATTTTTATATATACCGTCAAAGCCTTTTATTGCGGCTGATTTAGTAGATAAATTAATTGTATCTGTAGATTCTATAAAATTCTCATCTATTTTCATTCCTTTATAAATTACAACTAAAGGATATAAAGATGTTCTTACGCCATCACCTAGTGACTCTTTAAACTTTATAGGTAAGTCTATCATTAACTCATACCAAAATCGCCACCTCTACGGACAGCTTCTTTAATTGATTCTGCTAGTTCACCCTCAACAAAATCTTGTGTTAAAACATTACCTGATACATTTACAGTTATATTATTACCTGAAAAACCTGTTTGATTCATTTGATTTACATTTTCAAGACCTATAGAATCTACAGCAGCTTTACTCATAATAAATTCTCCACGTTCAGCTTCTATCATAGTGCCACCTAATGAATGAGGTCTACCACCAATATAACCACCTACTGAAGCTTTTGGTGTAGTGTCTACAGATTGCATTTGTGCTATACCCGCATATATTTTTTGTATTTGTGCAGCACCAAGAGCAATAGTTGTTGCTATTTTAAGTGGACTTGCTCCTAATTTTATATCGTTAGTAACACCTTCTGCTATATTTATAGCAGCGGCAGCCAAAGAAATCCAAGCACCAGCTAACGCTGTATCTTTATTACCTTGTGCTAAACTTCCTAATGCACCAACAAAATCTCCAATTTGACCAAGTCTTTCGTCCGCTTCCATATCTTTCCACTTTTTATATTTTTTGTCAAATTCTAGATTTTTTTCTTTAATTCCTAATAATTTTACCTGTTCAACTATTTCCGCTATAAGTTGTTGAACTTTTTCATCTTGCCCAAGTCTAATAGCTTCATTTAATTCAGTTTGTATATTAGCAGACTCTTGAATTACTTTTAATAATTCTTCATTGGTTGTTATTACGCCACTTTCTACAGCATCAACAATACCTGCACCCTCAATATACTCCTCAAAAAATGATTCACTAACACCTGTCGCATCTATAAAAACCTGTTTAAACCCTGCTATTTCTCCTTTTAATATTTTGTATTTAGCAACAGCAGCTTGAACATCTGCTCTATCAAGAGTTTTATTCCACATCTCTTGATTCTTTTCACTTTGTTTAACAGCCATATCATACGCTAAAGTTCCTTTGGTAAGACCAATAAAATTTGTGCTTAATCCATCAATACCCGCTTGTGCATTAAAATGTAACGCAACAAGTTTTTCTTCTTCTGTAGTAAGTTGTGTAAATGTATTTTTAAGGTTATTTAATGTTCCCATTAAATCTCCTTCAACAAAAAAGTTTTGTAATTTTAATATTTGGTTACCTTCAACTAATTTGTCATAAAAATCGTCTAGTTTTTTTACAGCAGGACTTGTGTCGAATTTTTTTATGTTTCCAGCAAATTTATCTAATCTTTTATCTGCTTTTTCTGTTTCTTCTGCTGTTTTTCCAAAAGCACCAAAAAGCTCAAATAGTGTTGCTATTGCAAAACCACCAGCAATTAACATAGCACCTAGACCTCCTGTGCTTGTAATTAATGCTTTAGAAAATATTTTAATTTTTCCAGCTGCACTTAATGCTGTCCTTCCTGTACCTATTAATATAGCGTTATAACCAGCAGTTACTGTAGCAGCTTTTGCAACAGCCGCAACCATAGGTGCACCTATTGCTTTAATTTGTAAAAAAAGATAAGCAGCAGCTAAACCTGTTATAAGTTGGGTAAACATTCTAATAGGAGCCCCACCTAAACTTTGATTAAAAGCTGTTATTGCTTGTATAACAGGACTAAAACCTTGGATTAAAACTCCACCTAATTCTTCAGTTAAGTCACTAAAAGCATTTCTAGCTTTCACCATATCTGAGCCAGACAAACCGCCTAACGCTTCTGCTAAACCGCCATATTTTTCCTGACTTGCTGAAATAATTTGTTGTATTTTTACTTCTTTAGATGCTGTGTTGTCTACTTCTATACCGTATCTATTAAGTGCATTTGTAGAAGAAGCAAATGATTTAGCAACTAATCTTGAGGCGGTAGTAAGGTCCATTTGTTCACCTTCAGCCAAATCTAAAGTAGCGGCAGTTAATCTTTTGGTTTGTTCTATACTAGCCCCATAAGCACCAAATGTACTCATAACCATATTAATATTTTCATCGCCAAATCTTGTTACTTCTTGCAACGAACTTGAATATTTGTCTAGCTCACGAGAAGCATTAGAACCAAATTGCAAAGCCATTCTAGCTACGCTTTCTTCTTGTGTTGCAAATGAGTCTATATTTTTAGATACAGCAGCAGTAACTAATCCAAAACCAAAACTTACAAGTAATAGTTTGGAACGCATAGTAGCAAATGTGTTATTTAAAAGCCTACCACTATTAGTAATATCAGTAAAACCTTTACCTGCTTTTTTTGCACGAGTTCCAGTTTTCCTTAATTGTTCATTTACTTTTTTTAACTCTGCCGCTTGTTTTTGGGCTCTTTTTGATACTTTTTGTTGAAGTTGAACTAATTTTTCGAGTGTTTTGACTAAATTTTTATCATCCGCCCTAAACTTTACTACAATATCATTAGCCATTTTTATTCGCTCCTTGTTTCATCTTTTCGTATTCTTGTTTTTCTTTCTTGGCTAAGGCGTGTTTAATTATAAAAAAATATTCCACCCATTTAAAAGGTTGCTCACCATACGCTCCGCTATATGCAGGTGTGCTAGTCTCTATAGAATATATATATCTATTTATAAGCTTAATATATTTATTGTCCCTAATATGATTAAAGCAAGTAAAAAAAGGAATTTGACTAAATACATTAGTTGTTATATCAAAATTATTTCCTTTAACTTTATTTAATATAATAGTTTCTTCTATAAGCAAATCTATTACTTCCCAAACATCTTTTTTTGAATTAAAATGTTTTTTTTTATATTTGCCATTTACCTTTATAGGTAATTGTGCTTTATAAGGAAAATTACAATACTGACAGCCTCCACAGTTGTCGGACAATAAAACCAACTCTACTTGGAGGCGTTCCCTTCCCCCACAAGATAAAAACTTTGCATTTTAGTAAAAATTTCCATTTTTTCTTCTAGTGAAATTGATTTTAGAAACTTATCAGATGTATCACCATCAACACCTAAACGAATCCATTTAGTCATTGTAGAGTGCATCATTTTTACTCCAGAAACAGAACCATCTTTAGAAAACGAATATTCAACTGAATCAAACATTTCATCTCTTTCATCTATAGATACATCTTTTAACTTAATTTTCTTTCCAGATTTAAGTTTAAATTCCATTATATTATTCCTTATTTTGTTTTTTAACTACCTTTTTAGATTTTTCTTTTTTAACACCTATTTCTACCCAACCATTAGAAAGCCATCTTTTAATAATTTCTTCATCGTTAGACTTTTTTGGTTTTATATAACCTTCTTTAGTAAAACTTCTCATTTATTCCCCTTATACGTTATCGCCACCTAGTAAATGTAAAGCGTTACCTGATGAAGGTGCTAAAACTTTAGCTTCAAAACTTACCATAGCTACATCATCGCTTGTGACTTCACAAGATGTTAATTTAGCTTTACCTGCCCATATTCCAAATTTACTTGCTGAACCACCTGATGCAGTATTAAAGAACTCATTAGTTGGTACTTCTGGAGTTCCATCTACAGGCACATCAGCTAAATATAAACCTAAATATGAATCTTCTGCTGCATCTCTATATGCTTCAATCATTTGGTCTGTTTCATTATCGTATTTAACAGTTCCTCCATAAGTAATAGAAAGTTCAGGTAATGCTTTTGCCCATACTTCAGGCTCTCCATTTGTTCCTGTTGCACCTAAAAATTGAGTAGGGCAATCTATAGCAAAGTTAAATGTTGAAAATAATGGAGTTATATCATCTGCTGAAGCTGTTCCTTTAACATCTATAACTCTTTCATCCCAATTACTTAAATATAAGAAATTTGAACCTATAGCTGCCGCAGCAGCTATTAATCCTGATTGTTCACCTTTTGCAGGTGTAGATTGTGTTTGGAATGTAGCAGAGTAATTAAATCTACCTGCCGCAGTATTCATATCAGCATCTATTGAAAAGTTTGTACAAGTACAACTCTTTAAAGAATATGAATCTGATGCTGTTGGAGCTGCAAAATATACTGATAATAAATTAGCAAAATCACTTGTGCTATCAGGGTCATCTCCTACTTTAAAATTTAAACCAGCATAACTTTTATCTAGTGTTAAAACACTATCGGTACCTGTACCACCGTCAAATTCGTCTCCTATTGCATTTTCGCATAAGATAACCCACATTTCTTGTGTTAATCTGCCTGATAATGTAAATTCTGTTGTAACTCTTTTTGTTGATGAAAATATTTGGTCAAATTCAGCTATTCTACCTGAACCTGTCCTCATTTCAAACTCTTGTTCTGGACTGAATGATGGTAGAGTAATACCCTCTACATCCACTCTGCGATAATTCGCATCTGTTGTATTAAAAGTTCCAGTAGTAGTTTCTGCTGCTAAATATACAGCAAACTGTTTACCTGAAAACGTTGTACTATTTAAAGCCATTTATACCTCCTTGGCATAATTTATATTATATTATGCTCTTAATTTAGTTATTATTTGTTAATTATCCAATATTTCCTACGTGACTGCATTCCCAATCCATTTCAACCGTATAAATACCATCTCCTTCATTTTGATTTAGTTTTGTAGATTGAATTTTACAATTCAAAGCTTTTGTACTATCAGATAAAGTCATTATTATATTATCGTGAACCAACGCCTCAATTCTTGAAGTATATCTTAAAATATGGTCTAAAGTTTTTGTATTAACCATTTTTTCATCAAAATAATATATTAATTTTACATCATATTGTCTTTCTTCAGAATCTGTCATAAAATTAAGCAACGAAGAAGATTCAGGTAAAATTCTTAAATATTGAGAACCGTGCATTTTTTCATAGCCTACACAAGTAGGTAACGTTCCTTTAAATTCTGCTTTAATAATGCTTTCTAGTTTATCTAGTATATTTTTAAAATTGTTAGTAAAAGTTGCGGTCATTAATATAATCTTCCATATTTTCTAATTCTTGTCATTTTAACGGCTTTACCACTTGAGTTATCTACGTCTTCATATTTACCAAATACTTCTATTTCCCATTCATTATCTGCTGTGGCTTCAGTTCCTGATGATGGATTCATATCATCACCAGCGAATCTTATTTCTAAACCACCTGCTAAAGGTTGGTAATCTCCATTTATAATTTTATCTGTAACAACTTGTTGGTTTTTAAGTTTATCAGAATCTTTAATGTAAACACTATATTTTGCAGAACCTATTCTTCCGCCTGTAGTAATAATAACTTTAATTAAATCATAAGTACCTGACCATTCACCTCTTGTGTCTACAGGTCTAATTTTACCATCAGTATATGTTACATCCCTTACAATACCCTGCGATGAATCTCTTGTAACTTGAAAACTTAATGCAGCTTTACCTTCATTTATATTTTCAATATTCATTATAGCTTCTTGCATTAAAGCATTAGCAAGTTCGCTATTAGGGTCGTGGCTTTTAATCATAAAATTAGCAGCAATCAAAGCAGTTGTTCTTATAATTAAGTAATCAAAGTTCCCACTTTTATCTTTAAATGCTTCTCTTGGCATATTAGGGTCAAGCATACTATCAAGGTATCTACTAGCATCAGTTCTGTATTGAGTAACCATAGCAGTAAATTCTTCTCCTGCTTCCATTAATTTATCGGCAGGAGTAGTAGCAGAATAATAATAAAGCACATCTTCTGCTGAATTGTAAAACCATTCACCTTCAACATTTAAGTCTGTATGTGCTGATTGTGCAGGTCCTAAATCTTCGCCATCGGCAAATAATTGAGTTACTAAACCACTATTATGTGCTGCGTATTTATTACTTGTAACTTCTTTCCAACCATATACAGGTCTTTTATTGTCAAAAGTATCAAGTTGTGGAAATACTCTTTTTAATTCTTTATGTGTACAATATATTGCTGCTGTTGCCATCTATTCTCCTA